GCTACTTCAACGAGAACGATCAACCCGTGGCCACTCTTGCGGCTGACGTGTGCGGGAAGCGGCTCAGCAGCTGCAAGGCAAGATTCGGCGCCACCGCCGAGCTGCCGTTTGGAAGCTATCCGGGTATTGGGACTTATTTCACATGACCGACTGGCGCGACGCAGCATTCGAGCACGCCCAGGCCGAGGATCCCCGCGAAGCCTGCGGCCTGTTGGTGGTGGTCAAAGGCCGCGAACGCTACTGGCCCTGCCGCAACCTTTCTACCGGCACTGATCAGTTCATCCTCGACCCGCTTGACTACGCCGCGGCGGAAGATGCCGGCGAAATCCTCGCGGTCTTTCACAGCCACCCGGTGACACCACCGGAGCCGAGCCAGGCGGACCTGCTGGCGATCGAGCGCAGTGACCTCCCTTGGTGGATCGTCAACCCCAAGACCGAGGCATGGAGCAGCGAGCTGCGCCCGAGTGGTTACAAGGCGCCGCTGATCGGCCGCGAATGGGTGTGGGGGATCACCGACTGCTGGACGCTGGTGCGCGATTGGTACGCCGAGCACGGGCTGCAACTGCCGGACTGGGAGCGGCCGCTGACGCCGGAGGCCTTTGAGGCCGAGCCGCTGTTCGATCGCTTCTGGCGCGATGCCGGATTCCGCGAGCTTGACGAAGACGATGAGCTGCAACCGGGCGATGCGGTGCTGATGAGCATCAGCGGGCCGGGCCTGAACCATGTCGGCGTCTACATTGGCGACCAGCTGGTGCTCCATCACATCCGCGGCCGGCTTAGCAGCCGTGACCTCTACGGCGGCTGGCTGATGAAATGCACCGGGCGCAGGCTGCGCCATTACGATGCAGGGAGGCTAGGGCTGGCGTGATGTTGCGCACGATCCGCATCTACGGGCGCCTGGCAAAGTTCCTGAAGCGCCGGAAGTTTGAGGCTGAGGTGAGCAGCGCGGCCGAGGCTGTGCGCTTCCTGCTGGCCAACTTCCCGCAGCTGGAGCAGCACATGGCCGACCAGCATTACCGGGTGAGCGTGGGCAGCTACGACCTGACCGTGGATGAGCTGCACGACCCGGCCGGCCAGCAGGAAATCAAGATCGTTCCCGTCGTCGCTGGTGCCGGCGCGGTGGGGAGGATTATTGCGGGCGTGGCGTTGATTGGATTGTCGATCCTCACAGCTGGTGCAACCATCGGCCTGCTGGGCTTGGCTGCCCCCCTTGCGATCAGTCCCATCCTCGTAGGCATCGGCGCCAGCCTGGTGCTGGGCGGCGTGGCGCAGCTGCTCACGCCCGTGCCGCGAACGGTGCCGCCAGGCTCCACCAGCGACACGGTGAAAGACCCTCGCAAGAGCTACAGCTTCTCAGGCATCCAGAACACCAGCCGCCAGGGCCTGCCTGTGCCGATCGTCTACGGCGAAAGCCTAGTGGGCTCGGTGGTTATCTCGGCCGGCGTTGACACAGTGCAGGTGGCCGGATGAGCAGGATCGTTGGCTCTGGTGGCGTCGGCTGCTTTTTTGGGCACACGCTGGTGCGTGTCCCTGATGGACAGCGCCGCATTGATGAGCTGAACGATGGCGATCTGGTTGTCAGCTTTGATGATCGTGGCGAGCTGCACCACGCCAAGATCCTCAAGGTCCACGCCCACGAAGGCGAGCGGGTGTTCCGCTACCGCCTGTGGGGTGGCGCTGTGCTGGATGCGACGCCCAACCACTGGGTGCTGAACCAGTTCAATGCCTTCGTTGAGATCGGCAGCCTTGGCGCTGATGACTGCCTGGTGGATGAGAACGGCCACCTGCGGCCGATCGTGGACCGCACCGACTTTGGCTGCGGCACCGTCTACAACCTCACGGTGGAGGGCCACCACACCTTCATCGCTGGTGGCATCCGCGTTCACAACGCCGGCTTGGGCCTCGGCATCGCTGGCGCAGGCGGTGGAGGTGGCGGCGGCAAAGGTGGCGGTGGCGGTGAAACCTACACGCCTACCGAGGCTGGCGACAGCCTCAACTCAACGCAATACGCCAATCTGGTGGATCTCATCAGCGAAGGCGAGATCGAGGGACTGAAGGACGGCTACAAGTCGGTCTTCATCGACAACACGCCGCTGCAGAACCCGGACGGCAGCTACAACTTCCAGAGCATTCTCGTCTACACGCGCAACGGCACCCAAAATCAGAGCTATGTGCCGATCGCTGCCGACGTTGAGAACGAGGTTGGCGTCAACGTCACGGTGCAGCAGGCCACGCCTGTGGTGCGCAGTATCACAGACACCACGGTAAACGCCGCACGCGTGACGATTACCGTCCCAGCGCTGCAGCTGTTCACTGAGAAGGGCGACATCGAAGGCACCGATGTGCGCCTGCAGATCGCCGTGCAGTACAACGGCGGCGGCTACGGCACCGTGATCGACGACACGATCGCCGGCCGCACGGGCGATCAGTATCAGCGCGACTACCTAGTGAGCTTGTCAGGCGCCTTCCCGGTGAACATTCGGGTGACGCGGATCACGGCCGATAGCAACAGCGCAAAGCTGATCAACGCCTTCAGCTGGTCAAGCTTCACCGAGATCACCTACGCGAAGCTGCGCTACCCCAACAGCGCCCTAGTGGCGGTGCGAGTAGATGCCGAGCAGTTCAGCAGTATCCCGCGCCGCTCCTACCTGATCCGCGGCATCAAGGTTCGGATCCCAAACAACGCCACCGTTGACGCCACCACCGGCCGGCTGATCTACGCCGGCATCTGGGGTGGCACGTTTGGCGCTGCGCAGTGGTGTTCAGACCCCGCATGGATCCTCTGGGATCTGCTCACCTCCACCCGGTACGGCTTCGGTGATCACATCCAGGCCGCTCAGCTTGACAAGTGGGCGTTCTATGCCGCGAGCCAGTACGCCTCCGAGCTGGTGCCCAATGGCTTCGGTGGGCAGGAGCCACGCTTCAGCTGCAACGTCAACATCCAGACGGCAGAGGAAGCGTACAAGCTGATCAACGACATGTGCTCGGTGTTCCGCGCCATGCCCTACTGGAGCACCGGCGCGCTGACCATCAGCCAAGACAAGCCGTCGGACCCGGCCTATCTGTTCACGCTGGCCAACGTCTCCGATGACGGGTTCAGCTACCAAGGCGGCAGCCTCAAGACCCGCCCAACCGTGGCGGTGGTCAGCTACCTCGACCTGAGCCTGCGCGACATTGCCTACGAGGTGGTCGAGGATCAGGCCGCGATCGCCAAGTACGGCGTGGTCACCACCGAGGTGTCGGCGTTCGCCTGCACCTCCCGCGGCCAGGCGTCACGCATCGGCGAATGGCTGCTCTACTCCGAGCAATACGAATCCGAGGTGGTGACGTTCACCGCTTCGATCGACGCCGGCGTGCTGGTGCGCCCCGGCCAGGTGATCAACATCTCCGACCCGATGCGCGCTGGCGCTCGCCGTGGTGGACGGATTGCAACCGCAACCACCACCACGATCACGGTGGACAACGCCACCGACCTATCGCCATCAGGCGGCACGCTTTCGGTGATCCTGTCCGACGGCACAGTGCAGAGCCGCGGTGTGGCCAGCATCGTTGGGACCACGGTCACGCTCACATCGGCGCTGCCGTCTGCTCCGAACGCAAACAGCATCTGGGTCTACGAGACCTCGAGCATCCAAGCCTCGACTTGGCGGGTGCTCAGCGTCAGCGAGCAGGATCAGGCGCAGTACCAGATCACGGCGCTCGCCTACAACGCATCGAAGTACGACTACATCGAGCGAGGCCGGCCGCTGGCGCAGCGCGACATCACCGATCTCAACGTCATTCCCGAAGCACCCATCAACCCGCAGGCCGTTGAGGCGCTCTACGAGAGCAACGGCCGGGTGCTGTCCAAGCTGGTGGTGAGCTGGCAGCCGGTTGTCGGCGTCAACCAGTACCGCTACCGCTGGCGGCTGCAGAACGGCAACTGGTCAACGTCCACGCAGCAGCGGCCTGATTTCGAGATCTTCGACACCACGCCAGGCCGCTACGAAATCGAGGTCTACAGCGTCAACGCCGCGCTGCGCACGTCGGTGCTGCCGGCCAAGCTCACATTCAACGTCTTCGGCAAGACGGCACCGCCGGCTGCCGTGACCGGCGTCTCGCTGGTGCCGATCGACCAGGCCAGCGCGATTATCAGCTGGACGGCATCCACCGAGCTCGACGTGAAGATCGGCGGCAAGGTGCTGATCCGCCACACGCCGCTCCTGGTCGGCGCCATCTGGGAAGACAGCATCGAGATCGTGCCGGCCGCTTCCGGCAACCAGACGCAGAAACAGGTGCCGCTGCTTGAGGGCACCTACCTGCTCAAGTTCGAGGATGACGGCGGCCGCCGCTCTGTCACCGCCACGCTGGTAGTGGCCGACCTGCCGACGCCGCTGCCGCGCCTGCTGGTGCAGACCTACGCGGAAGATCAGGAGACGCCGCCGTTCTCGGGCAACGTCGTGGACATGTTCTACAACGAGGAGCTGGACGGCTTGGTGATCAGCACCGGGCCGCTAGTCGATGACCTTGCAACGGCTGGTAACTGGGACGGCCTGACCACGATCGACAGCCCGCTGCCACCGGAACAAGGCGAGTACGAGTTTGGCTCGACGCTCGACATGAACGGCGTGTTCGACATCAACCTGCAGCGGCGCTTCCTTACCCGCGCGATCCTGCTGACCGGGCTCTGGGATGAGAAGGTCGAGCTGATCGACAGCTGGTCCGAGATTGACGGTGGCAACGTCGACTCGGTGAACGCGCGCCTCTACGTGCGCAGCACGCCCGACAACCCGGCCGGCACGCCGACATGGAGCACCTGGCGCGAGTTCGCCAACGCGATCGTGCGCGGCCGCGGCTTCCAGTTCAAGACGATCGCCACCAGCAACGACCCCAACGTCAACATCCTGATCGACGAGCTCGGCTGCGTGGTGGAGCTGCAGCAGCGCACCGAGCAGTCGGCCACGCTGACCAGTGGCGCCGGCACCTATTCGGTCACGTTCGCCGAGGCCTTTTACCAGCCCCCTAGCATTGGAGTGACGGGTTACGACATGAGCACCGCTGACTACTTCACCATCGCTTCCGTGACGCGCACGGGATTACAGGTAACCTTTAGGAACAGTGGCGGGACCGCCGTGAGCCGCCAGTTCACCTACACTGCAATCGGCTACGGCCGGGAGATCGTCTGATGGCTCAGCACGACTACAACATCGCCAACCAGTCCGGCCAGGCGTTCCGTGCTGACCTGAACAACGCCCTGGCAGCGATCGTCAGCGGCAACAGCGGCGCATCAGCTCCGAGCACGACCTACGCCTATCAGTACTGGGTGGATAC